AACCACCAAAGGTTATTACTTTAGATGGTAGTTCTACCAAAATAGGAATTAACCCAAGAAAAAAAGTAGGTAAATAATGGCAGTTAACAGTAGCCGTTCAATGAACGCAAGCCTAAATGAAGGTACAACAGACGGAAAGTACCGCAAAATTCGTCCAGACACCGAAGTATATGATACACTAGGTAATGAAAAGACTCTAGATAACAGACAAACTCTACACCCATTCTATGGTTATGGGTTTGTTACTACAGAATACCCAGACGCAGAGAAAGTAAATCCAGGTAAATAATTATGGCAGCAAAACCATATCAAGCCGCAACAGGTAAAAGTAGAGTAAAGCGCGCAAAAGCAGGTGCCCCATTAGCTCAAGGAGTTAAAGGTAAAACCCAGGCTATAATGAACATGGAACCAAATGCTCGGTTTGCAGCAGAAGCCAAAAGTAAGTTACGTGCCACAAACCCAAACAAAGGTAAGCCTGGTGGTAACCTAGTAAATAAATCTAGCGGTGCAGTTACTGGAAGCACTAAAAAAGCAACTAAATTTACTAAATAACCATTTTTTTAAACTACTAATAAGGAATACTAAATGACTGATGCGCCATTAATTGGCTCTCGTGAAATGCAACATAAAGGTCCACTTATTCGCCTACTTCGTTGCATGGTTTGCAGTACCTGGGAAGAACTACCAGACTGGGATGGAGCAGTAGAAGAAGATTACCTACTGGAAGTTACTATTGAAAAACATAAGTTCCCTTCTGGCGAACCACACAAGGGTAAACTATTTAAGATCCCTATGTCATATTGGGCAGACCGTGAAAAGCGTAAAGCTGTACTAGAACAACTAGGTGGCGGTGGTTCTATTGGTCTAGACGCACTAGATCCAGATAAATCTTTTTATGAGAGCAAGATGCAGTTTTCAGAAGATGCCATGACCTGTTGGAAATCCAAGCTAAAGCCAACTGATGGTTGTGCCGAGTATGGTACACCTGAAAAGCGCATTCTACCTAAGACAGCTGCAGAGCGTAAAGAGCTGGGATTACCTAGCCCTAAAGATGCTCCAGGTCCTAAGATCTATATCTGTAATTTTTGCCCTATACACTCAGTAGTTACAACAAAAGCACGTAATAAACAAGGAATGTACGATAAATAATGGCAAAACAAAAAGGAATACGCAACCCAGACCGTAACAACGGTAAAAAATCAAAAAAACACCCAAAAATATTCGATCCTATTAAGCGTCGTTTAGTAAACAAGGAGAAATAAATGGATACCTATTTTGTAGTAACAATCAGCGCTGATGGCACATTTGATATGCACTCAGAACTACCAAAAAACCTAGAAAAAAGCCACGAGATCACTATTTCTGAGATCTATACTGTAGTCAAGCAAATTGTACAAAATGTAGAAGCACAGATGGTAGCAGATCGTGTCACAAACGCAGTTTTGTCCGCTCTAGCACCGCAGGCTGAGCAGACTGTACCCGACAAGGTAAAAGAAAAGCTAAAAGAACGCGGAATTAAGACCGATTCTAGCGAGGAGACAGCGTAGAATAGTCTTATGACTATTAACGCTAACTCTACCTCCTACTTTAGCGTGCCTAGTCCTACCCTGGACCCTAAGTTGTTTCAGGGTAGGACTTTAAAGCATGATGTACGGGCAGATATAGTGTCTACTTTAAACTCGTTTTTAGAGAAAAAATACCACCACCCAGAGATATGGGCACATGCGTGGTTGGCAGGATCAGCGGTTTCATACCAATGGCAAGCTGCCAGACAACCAGGAGATCTGGATTGTTTAGTAGGTGTAGATTTCCTACAATTTAGAAAAGCTAACCCATCATACCAAGGTTTATCAGACACAGAAATTAGTGCTGAACTTAATGAAGGATTTAAAACAGAACTTGATTTAAAGACCTCAAATTGGAATGGGTATGAGCTAACATTTTATGTTAACCCAACAGCCACTGACATCAAAACTATACGTCCTTATGCAGCATATGATTTAAAGTATGATGAATGGACCGTTACTCCTGATCCCCAGGCACAGCCGCCTTATAACCAGGAATGGGAAAAGGTAGTTAAAGAAGACTCTAGTAAAGCAAATCAGATTCACAGTAGAGTTACTGCTGCAGTAAATGAATTGCAAATGTCAACCAATCCAGCAATTAAAAGAAACGCAGAACTAAAAGCAATTAGTGCAGGTCAGCAAGGGTTAGCCTTATTTAGCGAGATCCATTCTAATCGTAGCCAAGCGTTTAGCCCAAGTGGTAAAGGGTACGCAGATTTTAACAATTACCGTTGGCAAGCCGGTAAACGTGAAGGAACCATACAAAAACTAAAAGGCATTAGTAAATACCTAAATGGATTATCAAAAACTAGTTACGGAGTAGAATTGCCAGATACAGCAACACTTATTCGCAGAGCTGCAGTTTACAGGGCTGAGTAATGTCATTAAAAGACACGTGTCACAAGTGTAAGCACGAATTAGTAGCAGGAATGTGTATTGAAGACTATTGTAAATGTGATTGTTTAGGAGACGATTATGAATGATAACCCAGAAGAACAGCCAGAAGAAAACCCAAATCTAGGCAGACAATTTGACGAGATCATGGGTAGAAATTTTACCCCTGAAGAATCAAACAAAATGGAAGTAAACGCTAAATATGGTGAACTATTTGGCGATGAATCAGACAATGCAAATGAAATTGCCAGCGAAACAAACGCTATTTCTAGAATGCATGATTTTCCAGCTCATATGATCCATTATGATGACACGTATGGATACCACGTTAAGATGACTACACCACGTGGATGGACACACATTTGGGCAGGTGGTCCATGGATTGAACACCAAGACCGTCCAGGAAATAGCGTAGACACAACAAGTATTGAAGACTACGATAAGCCACATGATCAACAGCCATATTATCACGGACTTTCTATGGCAACATTTTTAGGTCATATAAACGATTTTGAAGACTACGCAGAAAAAAACTTTCCAGAAGATAAAAAACCACCAAGGAACTAACTTATGACTAATGAGCAGCCAGAAGAAAATCCTAATGTAGGTAAGCAGTTTGATGAGTTAATGGGTAGAAACTTTACTCGTAGAGAAGAAAATACAACTGAAGCAAACGCAGCTCTAGGAGCAGCCGCAGAACAACTAGGTGTTAAAGATTTTGGAATCAAACCGACTGGAAGAATACCTAGTAATATAGGAACTGATGATTTTAAAACGTATTTTAAAGGGTTTGTATTACCAGACGAAATCGGTATAGATGAACATGGACCACATGCGTGCTATGTAACTAAACGATTTGTACACAAATGGCGTGGAGGAAATGTAGTTGAGCACTATGAACATGGTCCAGAAAATGAACTAAAATATCATCCAGTAGATGGAGGGTATATTAAAGAAGTAACAGGTCCATTAAAACCAGCAGGTCTTACCTCTGTAGAAGGTAGAGAATGGGATGGCGATAATGCACTTGATGGCGACGCATTCTTGAGAGCCGGTCATAGATTTGAAAAAGGAATGCCTGAAAGTTAAAAATGAGAATATTAGTAGAAATAGACGGTGTATTAAAAGATAGAAAAGATGGCGTTATTGCCACCGGATTCTTGATGTATGGACCACTAACAGCATATAATCAAGTTGTTTTAATGACTGAAATGACAAAAGTTGAAGCTGAGCGTTGGCTGAATGTTAATAAAATCGTAGACTATGATCTACTCGTAGACAAATCTGTTCATTTAGAAACAGAAAATTTACAAGAACGTCAGATACAAGTAGCCCGTTCTCGTGGTAATATAGATTTATTCATAACTAGTAATCCTACGTTATGGGTGTATGCATTTAATCAAGGAATTCCTAGCATTATGTTTGGTGTGCCAGAGTATTTGCGTGTAGAATTTAGACCTGATGCACCAAAAAAGGTTAGATCCTGGGATCAAGTACAAGAAGCAGTAGAAAAACAAAACATACTAAAAACAAAAGACGCACGATTACAACGGACTGAAGGACTAAATTTTGAGTAAATTACCATCCACAATTTATGTGGGTACTCAAGAATGGACTATTGTAGAGCACACATCTAAAGAAGATGGAATGCTATATGAAGACAACTATGGGTATACCCTAGAGCGCCGTAACATGATCGTAATGGACAAAGACGCACCTGATAGCCGTAAGCGCCAAATTCTAATGCACGAAATACTGCACGCTATTCGTTTTACCTTTTTTACTGGTAATAAAATGGCACCAAAGCTAAGTTTTGAAGATACAGAGCACTATTTTATCGGTATGTACGAAGAGACATTACTGATGGTTTTTAAAGACAACCCTTCACTAGTCGAGTACCTACTGGATAAATAATGATTATTTTTGGTGGGGTAGAAATACCCTCAAATCGCACACTATTAGAACGATCAGGCGTAACTAACGTTATGCTAAATTACTGGGGTCTACGCAAGCGTGGGCTACCAAAGAATAAGACCTATTTAATAGGCGAACACTTCCTTCCTGATATGAAAGTATGGGTAGATTCTGGAGCTGTCCAGGCAGACAAAGCTAATTTATCACGTCAAGAGTTAGAACAATACGCTGCTGATTATGAAGAGTTTATAGCTAACAACTATGCCCGTATTGAAGGATTTACAGAATTTGATAGTCAAGTTCTAGGGTTACCAACCATTATTAAGAATAGAGCCGTATACGAAGGCGATCCTAAATTATGGGTAGTATGGCACGAAAACTACAAAACGTTTGTATTAGAAGAGTGGGCAAAAGAACACTCTAACATAGCCCTTCCTGGTACTGAAATCGAGGCTGTGACGTCGCTAGCCGCCATTACACGACGACTACGGGCAAATTACCAGGTTTCATTCCACGCCCTTGCTACGGTCAAACCAGACAATTTACGCCAAATTCCAGTTTCTACTGCGAGTACGTTATCCTGGCTAACTCCAATGCGAAGAGGCGAGACAATTGTATGGGATGGTAGTAAACTAGTTAGATACCCTAAAAACATGAAGGATCAAGCCAGAATACGATACAAGAGTGTTGTAGAAAAAGCTGGATTAGATTTTAAAAAGTTTGTAGAAGATGACACATTAGAATCAACCAAAGTTGCAATTTGGTCGTATTTACAGTTAGAGAAAATAATGGACAAAGATAAACCGGATTTAAGAGTTATTCAGGGTGGTAAAGATCCACTACTATCTGATAACAGTGATGATACCCTATACACAGGTTTGATGCAAATGGGGGGGTATGGTTCTAATAACAGTGATTCTGAAGACCTCAAAATTGAGCGCACAGAAGTAGTGCAAAGAGACCCTTCTGAGGTCATTTCTATGCCTGTTTTTGGGTATGAATACAAGACTGTAATAGAGAATGAAAATGGATTTGATGTACTAAAAGACGTACCTGTTGTTAAGTCTAATAGCACTAGTTTAAGACAGTGCAACACCTGTTTTGTAGCTGCAAATTGCCCTGCATTTAAGCCTGATAACACCTGTGCATTTAACCTTCCAGTAGAGGTAAAAACCAAAGATCAACTCAAATCATTACTAACTGCAATCATCGAGATGCAGGGTCAGAGAGTAGCATTTATGCGGTTTGCAGAGGAATTGAATGGTGGTTACGCAGATCCAAATGTGTCACAAGAAGTAGATCGTTTGATGAAGTTAGTTAAGTCAATGAAGGATCTAGAAGAGAATAGAGAGTTCGTAAGAATTACTGCTGAACGCTCATCAAGTGGGGGTGTTTTATCTGCTATATTTGGAGATAGAGCACAGGCACTTAGAGAGATGCCACAGCCTCTAAATCCAGATCAAACTAACAAGATTATACGCGATTCCATAGAATAGCTATTATCTGATAACAGGGTATTTTAGACCCTGAAATATGGTCCGCACTATTTCTAGTTAATACGTGCAAAAAAATAGTTTTATGTGCGATTGGACAAAGCACCTTTTATAGTATACAATCGTATTCTGCCCGAAAGGCAAATACCCCCCTTTTATTAATGATTGAGAGTCACTATGACCAATTTTTCCTTTAAATTATCCGAAGACTTTGTAGCTGGATATAAAACCAAGAAAGCGCCTTTTGGCTATACAGATGTTGCAGGTAACTCGGTAGGCGAGATTACCTTCCTACGCACCTATTCACGTAAGAAAGAAGATGGTACCAAGGAAACTTGGGCTGAAGTATGTGAGCGTGTTATTAACGGAATGTATTCATTGCAAAAAGACCACGCAAAGCAAAATCGTTTACCTTGGTCTGATGCCAAAGCCGCTGCCAGTGCAAAAGAAGCATATGATCGTTTGTTTAACCTAAAGTGGACACCACCAGGTCGTGGACTATGGGTTATGGGTACTCCACTAGTAAATGAGCAGCGTAACTCAGCTGCACTACAAAACTGCGCGTTTGTGTCTACCAATGAGATGACCAAGCAAAACCCTGGCAAGCCATTCGCATTCCTTATGGAAGCGTCAATGCTGGGTGTTGGTGTTGGGTTTGATGATAAGGGCGCTGATAAAGGATTTGAAATCTTTTCTCCAATTCAAGGAGAAATAGAGTATGTCATTCCTGATACCCGTGAAGGGTGGCAAGAAAGCACTGTTGCACTGATTAACTCCTATCTAAAACCAGATCAGTCTAAATTAAACTTCGATTACTCAGAGATTCGTCCATATGGCGCACCTATTGCTACATTTGGAGGAACTGCATCTGGTCCAGAACCGCTAATTAAACTACACGATCACATTCGTGATTTGTTTACAGACCGTTTTGGACAATTATTAACTCGTAAAGATATTGCCGACATTGGTAATATGATTGGTGTTTGTGTAGTGTCAGGAAACGTTCGTCGTTCAGCTGAGCTACTAATTGGTCGTATTGACGATCAGGATTTCCTAAATCTAAAGAACCCTGAAGTAAACCCTGAGCGTATGGCTAACTGGGGGTGGATGTCTAACAACTCAGTAGAAGTATCTGTAGGTATAGACTTTACTCCAATCGTAGATGGTATTGCACGTAATGGTGAGCCAGGTGTAATTTGGATGGATACATCACGTAAGTATGGTCGTTTGGCAGATAAACTAAATAACAAGGACTGGCGCATTGCTGGTTACAACCCTTGTGCAGAACAAAGCCTAGAAAGTTTTGAGATGTGTACTCTGGTTGAAACCTACCTAAATCGTCATGACAGTATAGAGGATTACAAGCGTACTCTAAAGTTTGCCTACCTATATGCTAAGACCGTAACTCTACTGCCTACACACTGGGAAGAAACCAACGCTATTATGCAACGTAATCGTCGCATCGGTACTTCTATGTCTGGTGTAGCTAACTTTGCAGATAACAAGGGGTTACCAGTACTACGTCAGTGGATGGATGAAGGCTATCAGGTTGTAATGGAATACGATAAGAAGTATTCTGAGTGGTTGGGTATTCGTGAGTCTATCAAGACTACTACAATCAAGCCATCAGGAACTGTATCGCTACTAGCTGGAGAGTCAGCAGGTGTACACTGGGACGTTGCAGGTCGTTACCAAATGCGCCTAATCACATTCGCAAATAACGATCCAATGTTGCCACTATTTAAGATGGCTAACTATCGTGTAGAAGAAAGCGTTTACACTAAGGGGTCATCAGTAGTGTACTTCCCTATCAAGTCTAACTCTGTACGTTCAGCCAAGGATGTTTCTATTTACGAAAAGATTGCCCTAGCTGCGACAGCACAGCGTTACTGGTCAGATAACTCTGTATCTGTAACCGTGTCATTTGATCCTGAAAAGGAATCAGAAGATGTGGGTCGTGTTTTACATATGTACGATGGGCAGTTAAAAACCGTGTCATTCCTACCTAGCGGTAATATGGTTTATGCTCAAATGCCTTACCAGGAAATTACAGAAGAAGAATACACTACATACTCAGACCAGCTATTCCCTATCGATTTTGTTGGGGTATATCAAGGTCTAGGTGTTGACGCAATTGGCGAAGCCTACTGCACCACTGATGCCTGTGAAATTAAGTTGATTAAGGATAACCAGTAGTGGTAGTAATCAGTAAAGTATACACAAAAACTGGAGATGCTGGCAATACTGGGTTAGGAAATGGAAGCAGGGTGTCTAAAAATGACCCTCGTATCGAGGCATACGCAACCGTGGACGAAGCTAACTCTTTTATTGGCGTTGCCCTATCTGAAACCACAGATATCAAGTTAACGCTTCTTTTATTGAAGGTACAAAATGACTTGTTTGATGTGGGGGCAGATTTGTGCACTCCTTTATCTGAAAATGACAAAGCATTACGGGTAACAGAAGACCAGATAACTTTTATAGAAAGTATGATTGATCATTACAATAATGATTTATCTGTTCTTAGGAGTTTTGTTCTTCCTAGTGGCACTAAATTATCAGCACATCTACACGTTGCTCGTACGGTGGTTAGGCGTGCTGAACGTGCAACTTGGTATGCAATTAGTGTGTACAAAGACACCATTAGTCTACTTGCTGCCAAATATTTAAACCGTTTATCAGATTTATTGTTTGTACTAGCTCGTGTAGCTAACAAAGAAGAAGGAGATGTTTTGTGGACACCAGGAGGACCAAATGAAGCGTAGTATTTTGATTGCAACGGGTATTACAGCAGTTGTACTTAGTTTGGTATGGGTTAAATCAGAAACTTCTTTTCCTGCTGCCGAATGTGTGAATGTTTACGTAGATTATGGCGTACTATCGGATAAAACTCCAGATACAGAGTGTATTTCTGTATCCGGTAAAATAAATGCACTTGATTTATTAAACAAGTCGTCATTCAAATTTGAGTACATTGATTTTGGTGGCGATCTTGGAAAAGCCGTTTGTACATTAGACAACCTGCCTAAGCTAACATCCTGTGAAACTATGGACTGGACTTCATACTGGGGAGTGTTTGAAAAACACGGCTCTAATGATTTGAACGCTAATTCACATTGGAATATGTCGCAAAAAGGCATCTCATTTACCGAACTTAAACCAGGAGATGCAATTGGTCTGGTATACTTAGATAAAGGAAAGGTCAGGTATCCTGATGATAACACTAACTAGGACAAAAGAACTTGCTCTTAGCAAAACAGGAAAAACTCTGCTAAGCGTTGCTGGTATTGTATTGCTAGAACTTATTCTAATGTATGGTCTTATTCCAGTAGGAATTAACATTTGGCGTCTATTGACTTGCCCTTGCTAAAGAAAGAATTAGAATGGTAATCATTTATAGTAATCCAAATTGTGTTCAGTGTGATCAGACTAAAAAGTTTTTGACTTTAAAAGGCATTGACTTTGAGTCTAAACTAATCCAGGATAGTCCAGAGATTTATCCTTTGATTGAACAAAAAGGGTATAAGTCAGCACCAGTAGTTGTCGTAGGTGATAACTCTTGGTCTGGCTTCAAACTTGATAAGCTTAACGAATTGCTTATCAACGAATAAAACAAGGAGAAATATGTTCGGCAAACTAAAGAACCTGCTAAAGCAAGTTGAAATGATTTGGGAGTATCTTGATGCTCACAAAGAAGACATTGCTCAGCTACAAAAGGACGTGAAGGCTACACAGGCAACTCTAAAGAAGTTGACTCCCCCTACTCCTCCAAAAAAGACTACCAAGTAGTCCAATAGAAAAAGCCCCTGGTTTTTGCCAGGGGCTTTTTCTTTATGCTTTAGTCTGTACGAAGTACCCTTACAAACCTTATTTGACTTCCTTTGTAGTCTGTCAATGGTTGAATGATAGTTGTTCCAGAACCATAATTTGCATTTATGATCTTACCATTACCAATATAAATGGCAGAGTGGTAAAAACTAGTGTAGCCGTTATAAGCAAAGACAACAATATCGCCTAGTTTAGGGGTAGAAACCCTAGCTCCTAAGTGTGCTTGTTTATTTGCTGAATGTGGCAACACTATACCGAATTTTTTATAGGTCCATCTTACTAGACCTGAGCAGTCCCATCCACTAGGACTTGATCCTGAAAACACGTAAGAAGTTCTTTCTACACGAGTTTTTAGATACTTTATTACCTTCTTCATTTTTGCAGTATTAACGTGCGACTGCAATTGCTGATTGAAAGTAATGTGGTGTGTTGGTTTGGTAGTGCTTGTAGTTGTGTCTGAATTTGTTGCTAAAGACGCAGAAGCTGAACAGCCCGCTAGCAATAAAACTACTATTCCTGTTAAAAGTGCACTTTTGTTATTCATCATACAACCTCCTATCCAAGACTACTTATGCAGAAAGGTTATCTGCACAGCCAGCCTCTAATTTGTAAATGGTGTGGTTTTTTGATGCACTTCTATTCTAAACGATCTTTACGCCTAGGGTTCTTTTTAACTAGGATTAATCCATAACGCCTTAAATCGCTCTGAATGTTAGCAAAAGCACGCTTATCTGATGGTGTAGCCGATGTAATGACCATCTTGCCAGTAGGAGAGAGCCACTTAAAATGACCCCCATTAGACACTTCTACACGCCATCCCTGGCTTTCAGCAACCTTAATTAGTTCCTTGATTTCTTTTGATTTCATTTAGTTTTCCTTGTTAGTTTCGTTGCATTCTTTGCATACGTATATTGTAATTTCTATTGACCGAATTTCCAAACTGAGTTCTGCAAGATCATTACTTATTGACCCACATACATCGCAAGTATTATTCATCAGCATACCCAGTTTCAATTAGCAGTGCATCAAGCTTATCTACTGCACGCTGTAATGTTTCAGTAGTGCCATAGTCATCAAGCCCATTGCTGTCCTTTAGAGTGATTAGATTATCCAAAAGGATAGTCATTACAAGTGTTGCTTCTTCTTCTGTAAATAAAGGGTTCATTAGTTATTACCATCCAAACATTTCATCTTCAGTGTTTCCTTCTCCAGTTTCTTCTTCTAAAAACTCGCACAAGTCGTCATAGAACCCAGTGCCACCTTCCATAAAGGTTAGAAGAAAGTATTCATTTCCAGCATCATCTATAAACTCTTTTAACAATTCGGGAGTTAAGTTGTAGAATCCGTGTGTTTCAACAAGATCATCGAAAGTAGAGTAATGGTACACTACTAATTGGTTTTGGTCTTCTATTGCAGAAAGCTCTGCAACAAGGTCTTTAACTGCTATTCCTGGTAAATTCTTTACTGGCTCTACTTTAAATTTGTCTTTTTCCATACTAGAAGAAATTAAACTATCTAGAATAGGCTCAAGAGTGTTTAAAATAGTGTCATTTAACTTTGATTTATCGTGTAGGTCATTAAGCACCAATTTATAGGCGTCTTTTAGGTTCATTAGCATTAGTTTTTCTTCCTTGCTTCTTCTTCAAAGCACTCATCACAAAGATAGGCTTGTTTATTGTCTAGTGTAAATACTAGGTAATTTGCGTCCATTTGCGAGCATTCATCACAAATGTAAGTGTCTTTTGGTTGTATCATTAGTTCATTCCTTCTTCGTGTAGTGTCCAATCAACTTCATCCCAGGTAAGTTGTGTATGAACCTGTTGTAATTGGTCGATTAGATCATTTATTTTTTCATTTGCGTTTGATTCTGATGTGGCTTCAAATTCATAAACTATGAACTCTACCCTTGCTGTGTATTTTTCCATTGTATTTCTCCTTAGATGTGGTCGCAGAATGCCTTGTTGCATTCAGGACAAGATTGTTTTTCGCAGTTATAGCATTTATCCCATTTGTCTAATGAAGCTTGCGTAGTAAGTTCATCGCATTCAGGACAATAGGTTTTTTCTTGGTCGTTCATTAGTCCTTCTTCCTAAAGGTTAGTGCTAGTTCATAAAGAATAGAGTCGACAAAGTTAGCGACACGATAGTCTAGTGCGTCTGCCACTTTTTCCCATTCTTCATCTGTAAGTTTTACAGATAGGTTTTCATCTATCCAACTCTCAAAGTTCTCCTTATCGAGAGATAGGATTTCTAGTGCTTTTCTTTCTTCCATTAATTCATTTCCTTTACTTTAGTTAGCATTACTTGATACGCACTACAAGCCCCATCATAAAAATCATAGTCTGAGTTTGTATCTTGTTCAGATAGTTCCATTTGTTCTTGGAAGATGGCTATTTGTTCATCCAGCCATTCAATCAAAAGTTGTTTTTCCATTAGTTTTCCTTATCTTCTAATACCCATAAGTATTCATAGGTAAGTGGTGCTGTTCCAGTATCTTCAGCCCACTCAAACTGACTATACCACTCATACTCTTTTGCGAGTAATGCTGTCCGGTGTGTCGTAGCAACTTCTTCAACAATACAGGGTGGATAAACAAGTGTGGTAGACACCTTGCCATTCAATACTGCTGTTGTAAAAGTTGTGCGTGCTTTGTCGTCAATGGTCGTGTGGTAGCCCCTAGCACGCCATTCATCACACATAGCGAGTATGTAGTGCAACAAAGCTGTTTCATAGCCACGCCACATCTTTACTGCAGGATGATTGACCCAACCTTTAGGCGTCCTGTGGTCGCCATTAGGATCGAGTTCAGTAAGCGTCATAAGGATTTGCCAGCCTTCTAACGCTTGCTTGTTTAGACGCTTATTATCTAGCGTCTTAGCAATGTCGCTAAAGTTAGTTGTTGCTATTGGAATAAATGTTTGCATTAGTTTATCCTAGCAACTTCACGGACTTTTTGTGCGAGAGGTTTTAGTGGTAAATAGTTATCCATAAAGTTAGCAATCTTACCAGCCGAGAATACCTTTACAACATCTTTTTTAGGGTAAATGACTGCGTCTACTGCACCTAGTTCGTATTGACTAAATGTGTAAAATAGTTCAACACTAGGTAGCCAATGAACAGAGTCCAATGCAATTGCTTTTTTCTTGATGATCTGCAAGCAATACTCTTGGCGAGTATCGTCCCAGTAAAAAGCCACATTCCAGTCATACGGCATAGGCTCTTGTAGGTTATCTAAGTATTTTACTTCCATTAGTTTTCCACCACCCAACTATCTACTTCAATAAACTCAACATCAGGAGAGTTTGATTCTAATTTGAACATCGCTTCATCTTCGTTTGAAGCTTCAACAATGTATTTTTCGCCAACTAAAATTGTGTATTTTGGCATTAGTTATCTTCCTGTTCTTGTTGCTTAGTCATAAAGTAATAAACAGAGTCGTTTACTTGCTCACTAAGTTCTGTCCAATCAAAACTAGTGTTATCTAGTATTTTGTCAAACTGCTCTGGTGTCGGTGTAGGCGTATCATCGCCATACTCAAAATCTTCTGCTGTCCACCAAACAGAGAATACTGGTTGGTCTTGGTCTTCGATTTTGGATAGTTGTTCTATAAAATCTCTTATAGTCATAGCCATTACTCGCTCCATTCTTTATCTGTGATTGTTAGTGTAATTTTTACATCATAGAAACGCTCTACGATTTCGCGTGCTGTTTCCCAATAGCCCAAGTCTATTGCTGTTGTTTCGTGCATCTCTACTAGTTCATCTGCTAGACGCTCTAGTAGTTCTTTCTTTGTAAGGTGCTTTACATACTTACTCATTAGTTATCGTCCTTTGCTAGTTGTTCGTAAATTGGTTGCAGTATTGCGTAGTAATCATCAGCGTAAATCTGTTCAGCCAATAGCCCTTGCAAGACTTCTGCTTGGTGTGTTGTTAGTTTGACTTCCATTAGTTATCGTCCTTTGTGGTATCGCTTGTGGTCTTGCTTGTGGTCTTGCTTGCAATTTCTCCCAAGATCTCGTGGAGTGCTGTTGCTACTTCTATTTGCTTCTTTGCAACTGCTTCGTTGAACTTCTCTACAACCATAATAAAGATTTCGCCACGCTCAATTGCTTTGCCCATTTCGCTTGACTTGTCTATTAGGTTTTCTATTTCTTTTTGCATTTTGTTTTATTTCTTTCTTTTTATTGGTTTGGCTTCTGCTTGTGCTTCGGCTTCTGGTATTGCTTTGTCTTTTGCTTCTGCTTTGGCTTCTGCTATTGCTTCTGCTTTTGCTTCTGCTTTACATTCACATTCACAAATCGCTATGCGTTGTCCTGTGTTTATCTTTATCCTACAACTTTCGTGGTGCTTTGTAATACACCAGCCACATTTCAGCATAATTGTTATCTTTCTGTTATCTTTCTGGTCTTGCTTTGGCTTCTGGTAGTGCTTCTGGTATTGCTTCTGCTTTGGCTTCTGGTATTGCTTCTGGCTTTGCTTTGGCTTTGCTTCTTCATTTCTATTTCCATTTCTTCTTCAGCCCCTCGCTAAAAAAATAGTTCTGTTTGTGTTCTAATCTCGATGGCTTTTGCTATCGCTTCTGCTTTGGCTTTGCTTTGGCTTTGGCTTGGCTTTGGCTTTGTTCGCCTAAGCCCGTAATAAGTTGCTGTAAGTCCTGTAATACATCTACGATTACTGATTTGGTTTCAGCATCAAGTTTGATTTCAGTTGGTTTGCCGTCAATACCTTTGGCGATACCTGCCTTTAGTAGTAGCAACCTGCCCTGTGCTGTCTGTGCTGTCTGGCGTAGGTCTGTTGCTGGTTGCTTGCTAGTGCCGGTAGCTGATCCGGGTTTGGTAGTCATTTCTAATTCCTAGTTCTAATGCCGATAACGATTATTATGTAAAGTTGATTTTTTGTAAAAAAAATAAAGAAGCCGGTGGGGGTTGCCCGGATAGAGCAACCCCCGATCTCTTAGCTGCCTGGCTTTATCTCTATGTCCAATAGGTCAAGGATTAGTAGGTATTTAGCGTTGTCCTGCTCTTTGAGAGCCATTACACGCTTGCCGACATAGTAAGTAGGGCTAGAAACTCCCCTGCTACGCTTCTTTTCTTTTTTCTGGGCTTCGAGCCACACTTTTACATCTCGAACCCTGTAAGACAACCTAGAGCCTTTTCTAATAGCGTTTTCTGGCTCGCTGTCCTGAAGCCACCTGTAAATTGTTGGTAGTGGCTTGTTGGCGAGTTGTGCTATCTGCTTAGGCGATAGTAATAACTCGTCTAATGCTTCTTGTGTCTGGTTATCGGTTGGCATTTAGTCGCTTCTCTCTGTCTAGCTCTTTCGCTAATTCTAGGTTGTTTTGGCGAAGTTGATACACAAGTTCGCTAATCGTCTGTAAGTGGTCATACTCGAAGTTCATAACCCGATACGACACCTTAGTTTCGAAGTTGTCTAAGTCATACCTAAATTGGTTGGCTAAGTGTTCTAGTTCTGGGTAATGCTTGGTTGCGAAGTTTATGCTTATGTCTGCTCTAAGGTTCAGTTGCTCGACATCTCTTTCGCTTATCCCGACATCACTAAGAAACTTGAGCATTTCTTTTTTCTCTAACGCTTCCTTAGTTTTGGCTATGCCTGTTTGTTCGCTAATAATTTTCTGCTGTTGCTCTTTTAGGCGATCAACTATGGCGTATAGCTGTTTTTCTTTAGCCCATTGTTGCTCTACATCAGCGTAGAAGCCCCTAATGTTTTCAGGTTTGGTCATTACATAGATGTCTTTGTTTGCCGATAGCAACTTGACGAGCAAGTAATAGCCTGTCGTGCCTGAGTATTCAGGTGTGGTCATTACTGAAGCCACATCAGTAGGCGTTAGTTCGCTATCGCTATACGCCTGAAACTGCGACCAGGCTACACGCTTACTGCTCACGATAATAGCCTTATTGCTGTGTCTAGGTTCAGGATTACCCGAATACTGCGAATAGATGAACTCTGTTTCGGTGTCTTTCTTTAGTGCTGCTTTTATTTTTTGTAGGTTCATTAGCTTCTTTCTTTCTACTTGATTAGTGCGTGTTCGATAGATAGTTTGACGATAGATTTGGCAAGCCCGATAAGGTCTTTCGGGTTCTGTATGCGAGCCGAGATAGTGCTGTTATGCGTATTGTCGGTTTCGTTGCCGATAATCGCAATACTCGTAATAACTCCACTTGTGCCGAGCCTGTCTATAATCTCGTCTGCTGTTTCAGCGTTGCCCCACTCTCCGTCTGTAATGGCGAATAGCAACTTTACTGCTCGCTTTGAGTTGGCGAATACGCTTTGCGAATACATCAAGGCTTCTATCGGGTCTGTGCCACCATCAGCACCGGCATCTCGAATACTTGACTTCACTAGATCATCAGCTTCGTATAGCATTTCGGCTCTGTTGTTATAGACGATTACTGAACAATTAGCACCGATAGCCTGTAAGCCCATTTTGATAGCAAACATAGACTTATAGGCTCGAACTGCGTTCTCGCCAGACATAGAGCCAGAATTGTCGAGCAAGATAACGGCTTCTATGTCTGTTGCTTCTTCTCTGCCGTCTTGCCACTCGTCAAATACGCTGTCTAGGTCGTTCTCTGTTAGATACCTGTTGGCATTTATCTTTCCTGCTTCTTGTCGAAGCAACCAGCCAGGCTCTAAGTCTGTCCTAATGCGTTCTAACTCCACGCCAAACTGCTTACCTGCTGAAAGGGTCTTGTAGTCAATTCCTTTTTCGCTGTATCGAGCTTTGCTTGGCTTCTTGGTATAGGTATCGTCTAAGTCAAGGTTGGTTCTAAAGTTCTTGATGTCCTTGCTGACTTCGTTCTTTACCTTGCTCAAGTCCTTATCCCATAAGTCGTTGATTTCTTTTTCTAACGCTGGTGTAAGGGTAATAGGATCACTTTTTCCTGAACCCTTAGAGTTTTGGTCGTTGCCATTGTCGTTAGGGTCGTTGCTATCGTCTTTATCGCCAGGCTGATTTCCTATTGGTCTAGGCAAGCACCCTGTTTCTGTTGGATTAGGGTTTGGCAGGTTGATAGGCGAGTTTGGTGCTGTCTGCTGTGTTCCGTTAGTGTTTGGTTCTTTTCGCCTTGTAGCTGCGTTCTGTGCCTGTTCCTGTTCTCTTTGAGAAAGTGGGCGTGATGTGCTTGCTTCGAGTTCATCTCCGGGTCTGTTGTGGTGTCCATTAGGGCTAGGAATACCATTACCACCACGACCACGACTTATTGGCAGTTGTAGTAAGTCCTTTAGTCTGCGAAGTATCTCTAATGCTCGCAAGACAACATCATCACTACTGAACACCATTAGGCGATACTCGTCTAATAGGCTCTCGATTTCGTCTGCGTGTTGTGGCTCGCAATAGACATCTCTTAGGCTCTGTCGAACTGATAGTGGTAAATACTTGCGACCTGCGACCTGTGGGAATTGGTTAGACAAGTCAAGTTTCGGGGTAAGCAAGTGTCTAAACATAGTTGCGTTGAGCCAGGCTGTAATCGCTACACCGAAGCGACCAATAAGCAAGGTTTCGATACGAGCATCTTCGGCTATGTGGAATACCTGCTCTAGCTTTTCTTTGCTCACTATCCGTCTATAAGTTGTAGCGTTTCTTGGCGTGAATAAGATGTGGCAGATTTCGTGAAGTGTTAGCCCTTTTAGTGCCATAGCGTTCTTAGGGTCTGTGATGTCGGTTAGGTGGTTAGCACCAAACACGATCACTTTGCTCGTAGAGAATACGGGGGTAGCACTACTCGGCACGACCATACACTCGACCTTGCGAAGTGTGATAACACTCGCATAGCGAGAGAATACTTGGCTAACTCTCTCTAAGCGTTCCTGTGCTTCCTGTAATTGAGTTCTCTGTCTGGTGTTCCATTGGACTTGGCTTTCTGTGCCACACTCCCACCCTTGTTGGTAGTCGTTCATTTTTAGCTGCTTTCTTTTTTAGGTGGCGAGAGCAAGGCAAACGATAATGGCTTGCCTTGCTCTCTGGTTGGTTGGTTGGTTGTTTAGACTTCGTAATTGTCTAGGGATAGTGAAAGGTCGGTAGCAATTCTCTCGGCATAAGTAGCCAATAGCATTTCCACACTTGGTCGTTCATCAGTAGGGAAGTTCTGGGCGAAGTTATAGACAGCGAAGCCGAAGCCTAACCCTTGTGCCACCTGAACGAACTCTTTGATTAGACGAGTTGAGATTGGTGTGCTGAACTTGTTTTCGTTGCGAGCAAGCTCTCTCATAGCCTTAGCCAATTCGAGCAAACTCTCGCTAGGAATAAACTTCGCTTCTAGCACTTCGTCATAAAGGAACTCGACCTTTATGGCATTACGATCCATAAAGGCTTGGTCTGGCTTAGATACGCCACGATAATCTAAGTTAGCGTCTGCGATAATCAGGCAGTTCTTATTGACTTTGATTTTTTCGTTCTTGTGTGTGTCCAGCGTTAGTTCTCGTTCCTGAAGTATGCGTAGGAATAGAGCATTAGCCTTAGCACTCATACGAGTTGCTTCGTTCAGTAGCACCACGCTTTCTTGCCCTAGTGCTGTTGCTAGTTCGCTGTTGTGCCACTCTAACTGCTCGCCCACTCCGGTTGGCACGAAACCACCCTGAACAATTCGGCTGTTCATCTCGGCATTACACTCCACAATAGCTAGTGGCAGATTACGACTTGCTGAATACCACTCTGCCGTTGATGACTTGCCTGTTCCTGCTTCGCCTGTAATCATTACTGCTTTTTGGTTTAGCCTGGCGAAGTCCAAAATAGCCCCGATACTCTGTCCTGCGATTTCTCTAGGGAAGTGTCCTGCTGGTTCAGGGTCGTTCATACTTGGTCTGCGTAGCGTTGCCCACTCTTTACCTGTAAAGTTTTGTGGCTTCTCTATCTCTATTGTGATGCTCGGTATGTTTAGGGTCATTTTTACTTTCTTGTTGCTTTTTGTTGGATAACTAGCCTTTTGGCTAATCGTGGATAGTCGGGTATCGCACCCGAATAACTGCCACTTGGCACTATCCTTTTTTTCAGTTCAGTTCTAATCAAGGTGAGTTGTTATGGATCACTTTTTTCCTTTCTTAGCAGCACTCACACTCAGGTTCGCAACCTAAGCATTGGTAGTGGTGGTTCTGGTCGCACTCGTCATCAAGGTTTTCTTCACACTCCAAACTTGCGTGGTGCTGATAACGACAACGACAACCCCCACTTCCACAACACGCCTTACACTCTTGGCAGACACATTGAGCAAGAAAGTCCTGGCTCGGTTTCGTAGTGAAAGCTATTTCCAGGCTCTTTTGGTTAGAGAGCAAGTCGTAAAGGTGAAGCAAACTTGGTCTGTTGTTGTTCATCTCTACTGCTTCTCTACCAAACTTGGCTATCTGCGACTTGATGTGGTCGTAATTCACCCGAATAATGTTTAGATGTCCATTTTTGCGACAACCCCAAATAGCGTGATACAACTTCGGGTATCGGGTTGTTTTCTGGTAAATGCTGAACCCGACACCGACATAGTTCTCGATTAGGTCGAAAGCGTAGTTGGAACTTGGCTCGTCATTATCCCTGTCTAACCCCCAAACTTCGGTTTCGCTATTCAGTAGGAACGAACCATAGTTTTCTAACCTTTCGACAACTCCGTTTATCTCGTAGCCGAGTTGCCTGATTTCATCATTGGTCAAGTCCTTATGGATTTTGCTCGAAACCTGATCCCACGAATAGCTAATCGCAGATAACGCTGTGTTCATAGCCCACGAATAGTTGTATTGGCTATGCTGAACGCCCTGTAAATACCAGAAACGCTTTTGTCTGTCTATCTCTTGCTG